CTAGGAGACTCATTAGACGCAACAATCATCTACACTAGAAAACTGTCTACGTCATACAACACATCTACTGGTGCAGTAACTACCAGTGACACAAGCTACACAATAAAAGTTCCCGTAGAGTTTATACAATCCACCGAAGAAACTGGCTATCAGGAAAACGTAGCTAGAATTTTTATAACACCCGATCTTATAGGAGACAGCCAACCGCTACTATCAGATGAGATCACTCTCACATTTTCTGGATCGACCAGAGTTGCAAAGATTACAGATGTAAGAACTTTGCGTGGCGGTCAAGAGTATCTATTCAGAGTTGACGTTATTTTCTAATGAGCCTAGTAAACGCACGAGCAGCATTTGAAACCGCAATCAAAAACGCAGTAACAACTGCTGATAATACAGTTACAGTGGTATTTGATAATATGCCATTCACAACTCCAGGAAAAACAAAAAAGTATGTAATGGTAAATTTAGACTTTAACCAATCTACAACTCAGCTTCAAGGTTCAGCAGTTGACTACTACTCAGGAACAATAAGATGTGCAGTTATGACACCATCTAATAAAGGAACTGCTGTAGCTGCTGCAATTTCAGAATCAGTTATTACTGGTCTGAGTTCTGTAAATGCTGCTAACTACACAGACACTTTTTCTGTAACCCCAAGAGTAACTGAAATTAGTGGACCGTCATCTGTAGTAACAGAAGATCAAAGTCACTTTATGAGTGTAATAAACTGCGACTTCACAGCCAATGCGTAGAGTAAAAGACTTAAAACATCTAACAAATGATTTAGCTGGCCTAATTGTAAAAGGCAGGGCAGAAGCAGCATCCGAAATTCATTTTTCTCTACAAAATCGAAGCCCTTGGTTTACTGGAACATTTAACACCGCTTGGCAGATAAAAGGTGCTCCAGTTATACCATCTATTCCACGAAAAGATAATAATATAGATGCACAAAAAACCAGTAGAAAAGCACCAAAAAGACACAAGCCCATATACACTTCTTTAGTCAAAATGCTTTACATAGGTAACAAAGCTGAGTATGCAGGATTTGTAATTAACGCAATGGTCAGTCCTTACGATGGAAAGATGTACGAAGATCTATTTGCTGAGAAAAGAAAGACAACTCCCAAACCAAATGTTCCTTTTTGGTATTACGTTTATCTACAAAACAATTTTTTAGAGAAAGATATTAATAAAGGATTTCAGATGGTAGGGTTCAAACCAAAGCGTAACTATACAATGCACAAAGGCACGAGTGCTTAAATTTATACTTTGAGTTATACTACAAGAATAAATACAATTTTTTATGGCAACAGCAAGAGCAATCGACAAACTAAAAGCAGCTTTTAGTGTTCAAGAACGTAGTAGTTACTCTATTTTTAAAGGAGAAGAACTGGTTCTAAAAATTTTTTGGTCGCCTCTTACAATAGCTGACAGAGATACTATAAACAGTACACTAATAGCTATGAACAAGGGTAAAGAGGAAGGTAATTTAGACTTTGCTCTTCAAGTTATTGTCACAAAAGCTGAAGATGAATCAGGTGCAAAAATATTTACATCAGCAGATTTACCAGCACTTAGAAGAGAAATTCCAATGTCAGTTTTATTAGACATAATGACTAAAATGCAGGGAGTGGGCGAGGAGGAAAGCCCCGATGCCGTAAAAAGCTAAAATAAAAGACGATAATTTTGTATATTTACAATTTTTTATTGCAGAACAACTAGGATACACATTTAAAGAATTAAGAGAAAAAATTTCTATACAAGAATTGTATGGATGGAACGCTTACTTTACAATTAAAGCTGAACGAGAAAACGAAGCCTACGAAAAAGCGAAAAGACAAGCCCAAGTTCGTAAAGTACGCTAAACTTTTAATATCCGTGTATTCTGTAAAAATCAGTGGCATCTGAGTATAGCGTAAATATAAAATTAAATACTTCTCAAGTAAAGAGAGATTTAAAAACAATAGGTAAAGAAATAGAGAATGTAGGTAGGAAGAGCACTGGAAGTAAGAAAAGAATATTAACTACTGACGCAGACGATCAGCTTCTTAGAGATTTAGGAATAAAAACACGAAAATTTGCAAGAACAATAAACCCAATACTGAATAAAGCAGATAAAGTTGCTGCTAAAGGTGGTATGCTTGCTCTTCCCGATAGCAAGATGCTAAATGCACAACTTAAAGGAATAAAAAGATTAGAAACATCAGCAGACATAGCAGCTAAACACGCTGAAAGAAAAGCTAAAGCAGAAGAAAGATCAGCTAAATTTGCAACAGCATCAATGAAAGCAAACCAAGCATCCGCTAAAGCTGGAGTTGCTCATGCAAGAAAATTAGCAAGAATGACGGGAGATACAGGTTTTACAGCAGCACAATTTGGACCGCAACTTCCAATGCAAGGTCCAAGAATGTTTGGTCAAGCGTTTGATCCTACGGGAGGAAGTTCAGCTTTAAATTTCAGTAGAAGTGGCAGACTTTTGCAAGGTCCAGCAGGATCAAGTCCAAATACTTTTGGGAACTTAAGGAGAAGGTTTGGCCCAAGTAGAGGTTTTGACTTCGGAAGTGCAGCGATAAGTGGTGGTTTTCCTCTGCTATTTGGTCAAGGTCCAATAGGTGCGATAGCTGGTGGCCTTGGCGGTGGTATCGGTGGAATGTTCGGCCAGATGGGTGGTTTTGCAGGAGGTATTGCAGCTACAGCTATAGTTCAACAAGTTCAAAATACAATAGCTGCTGTATCAAAATTAGGACAGGCATTTAATACACTAACTCCTGATGTCGAAGGACTTACAGCAGCTTTAGGGGCAAGTGGAACAGAAAGAGAAAAACAAATACAGTTGATTAAAAAGACAGAAGGAACTCAAGCAGCATTAGCAGCCGTAACTGAACAACTAAATCAACAGATAGGAGAAAAAGGAGTTAAAAATCTAAAAGAGTTTGGAGAAACCACAAGACTGATTGGAAATGCGTTCCAGTTGTTAGGAACTAAAATGTTAGCAGCTTTAGCACCTGTATTAAAATTACTAGCTGCTCCTATAACAGCAGAGGCAGCAAGAGCAGAAACAAATAGACTCGCAAATGTAGGTGGAGCAGCTACCGATCCAACATTACTAGATTTACAGTCACAATTAGAGAATGTTCGTGGCGGTAGATCAGGACAAAAACAGGCTGAAAAAATACGAGCACAAATAGAGGCTAGAAAAGAAGAACTTGCAATATTAGGAAAAGGTATAGAAAGACAGACAACTGTAAACTTGATTGAAGATTCGAGGTTGAAAAAGCTGAGACAGCAGAATGCTTTATTACAGGCAAAAATTGATGGCAACCACGAGGAGGTTCTATTAGCCCAAGAAGTTGATGCCAAGATAAAGGAAATGCTAGAAGATGGAATGACGGAGCAAGAAATAGACCGCAAAAAGATCGAAGATTTAATAACACAAAATAATTTACTGGAAAAACAGGCACAGCAAGCAGAAAAAATAAAACAACAATTTGCGTCATTAGGTCAGTCACTTGCAACAGATGTTGCTGATGGCTTACAAGGTCTTATCCGTGGAACGTCAACACTCAACGATATGCTCAATAATGTATTGAATAAATTAATTGATGCTGCATTTAACATGGCATTATTCGGAAATCCAGGAGGAACATTAGGTGGTGGAGGATTATTTGGTTCGTTATTTAAAGGGTTTGGTTCAATTTTTGGAGGAGGAGGTTTACCAAGTTCGCAAGTTCTAGGTCAACGAGCATCAGCAATGACAGGTATTCCTATGAACTTACCAGCAGGATCTTTTGCAAATGGAGGAAATCCACCTGTAGGTAGAGCTTCATTAGTAGGAGAAAGAGGCCCAGAACTTTTTGTTCCTAATCGTGCAGGAACTATAATTCCAAATCATGCTCTTGGTGGATCTATGAATATTGTTGTAAACGTAGATGCTTCGGGATCTAATGTAGAAGGAGATGAAGAAGAGGGAAGGCAGTTAGGCTTTGCATTGTCAGCAGCGATAGAATCAGAATTAATTAAGCAAAAACGACCTGGAGGTTTACTTGCATAATGGCTACATTCCCATCAATCACACCAACATACGGACAGCAAAAAAGATCCGCACCAAATACTAGAACAGTTCGTTTTGCTGATGGTTATGAACACAGAATATTATTTGGACTTGCTGCTCATCAAAATCCTAAAATATTCAATCTTACTTTCAACGTATCAGAAACAGATGCGGACACCATAGAAGGCTTCCTTGACAGTCGTGCCAATGATAGTGCCAGCTTTACTTTTACTCCACCAGGAGAAGGTTTTACAAAAACGGGAACTTATTCTCAATCAGGAACTACAGTAACAATTACAATTACAAGTCATGGTGTAGCTGTAGGAGATGAACTTACTATTGACTACACTTCTGGATCGGCTACTGATGGTACATTCCTTGTCGCTTCGGTTACTGACTCAAACGTCTTTACTGTCACTGCTGCTGCAAGTGCTACCAATAGTGGTGATGTCTCGATCACTTTATCGGGGGCAGGGCAATATGTTTGCGAAAATTGGTCAAAATCTATACCATATAACAATAGAGCCACAATCCAGACAACATTTAGAGAGGTGTTTGAACCATGAGTAGTGCTGCTATCGTTAGCAATCTCCAGAATATAAATCCGTCATCAGTAATAGAATTATTTACACTAGCCTTAGACAATAGTTTGCACGGAGCAACCACAGTCTACAGATTCCATGCTGGTTCTTCTTTGAAAGATAATGGGGAAATAGTTTGGGCTGGTAATAGTTATCAAAGATTTCCCGTAAAAGCAGAGGGTTTTGCATTTCAAAAAGGACAACTACCAAGACCCACGCTTACTGTAAGTAATGCTCTTGGAACTATTACTGCAATACTGGCTGCTGTAAATGCTGTAACTACTGGAAATGATCTTACTGGTGCGACTGTGACTAGGATAAGAACTCTTGCCAGGTTCATAGATGCGGTAAATTTTCCTGGAAACATAAATCCCTATGGCACACCAGATTCTACAGCAGAATTTCCGCAAGAAATTTACAAAATAGATAGAAAGTCAGCAGAAAATAGAGAGGCAGTACAGTTTGAATTAGCTGCCGTATTTGACCTTGCTGGTATTCGTGCTCCACAAAGACAATGCACTAGAGCCGAGTTTCCCTCTATCGGTACTATCCAGACATGAATTGGAAAGACGCTGCACTTAATCACGCTGAAGTTGAAGATCCAAAGGAATCTGTTGGTCTTTTATTAAATATTAGAGGTAAGGAAAGATATTATCCTTGCCGTAATTTATCTATGACAGCACATCAATGCTTTATTCTTGACCCAGAAGATTATGTGAAGGCAGATAGTTTAGGAGACATAGTTGCTGTTGTTCATAGTCACCCCACAACACCTCCAGAAGCTAGTCAGGCAGATAAAGTTGCTTGTGAACAGAGTAAATTACCCTGGCATATTGTTAATCCAAAAACAAAACAATGGGGATATTATGAACCGCAGGGATATGAAGCACCTTTACTTGGTAGGCAATGGGTGTGGGGGATTACAGATTGCTGGAGTTTAGTAAGGGATTATTACAAACAGGAAAAAGGAATACAGTTAAAAGATTATGAAAGACCTATTACCCCAGAAGAGTTTATGAAAGATCCTTTGTTTGAAAGCTATGCTTGGCGAACAGGATTTAGAGAACTTAGACCAGATGAAAAGTTACAACCTGGAGATGTTTTATTGATGAGTATTTTAGACTCAACTTTAAATCATGTAGCTATTTTTCTCGGAGATGAGGTATTACATCATTTAACCGATAGACTATCTTGTAGAGAACCATATTCTCCTTGGTTACTAAAATGCACAGGAAAAAGGTATCGTTATGCTTCGTAAAATAAAGCTATATGGAGAGCTTGCAGAATTTGTAGGCCACAAAGAATTTGAAGTAAAAGCTGATACATTAAAAAGTGCTGTTAGTTTTCTTATAAATAATTTTGAGGGGATAGAAAAATACATGAGTCCGAAATATTACCAAGTAAAAGTTGGTAACTATGCAATAGGAGAAGATGAACTAACATATCCGATAGGAAAGAAAGAAGATATACATTTTATTCCTGTTATCACTGGTGCTGGTAGAGGTTTTGGAAAAATTTTGTTAGGTGCAGCATTGATAGGTGTTGCAATACTGGCTCCAGGGGCAGGATTTATGGCAGGAGGGGGTTTTGGTTTTGCAGGAGCAGGAGCTATGGCAGGAAAATTTAGTTTTGCTGCGATGTTAGGAAATATTGGTATAGGTTTAGTGCTTACAGGTGTATCTGAAATGCTAACTCCATTACCCAAAAGACCAGAGTTTAGTTCAGAAGAAGATCCTAGACTATCATTTAGTTTTGGTGGAACGCAGCAGACAGGTAGAGCAGGAACTCCTGTTCCCTTGGTTTACGGAGAAATATTTACTGGTAGTGTTGTAATAAGTGGTGGTATTGATACTGAACAGGTACAGGCATGATTGAAAAGAAACATCTTATTAGAGGTGCGAAAGGTAATGATCCACCTCCATCTCCTCCACAACCGACTAGAGAACCTGATACTCTTCACAGTAGACAGTTTGCAACTTTTCTTGATCTTGTTTCAGAAGGAGAGATAGAGGGTTTTGCCACAGCATCAAAAGAAGGCAGAACAAAGGGTACAACTGCATATAATAATGCTGCATTAAAAGATGTTTTTCTTAATGACACTCCCGTATTAAGAGCATCCGCAGATTCTACAAATCCACAAACTACAGACTTTAATTTTCAAGATGTAAAATTTACCCCTCGTTTCGGCACTGGTAGTCAAACCAAAATTCCTGGAATTGAAAGTAGTGTATCGACAACAAGTGTCGGAGTACAAGTTACTAATAGCACTCCAGTTACTCGTCAGATTACAAATACTAATGTTGATGCAGTGAGAGTATCTGTTACTTTTCCTCAACTACAAAGAGCTACAAATGAAGGAGATTTATTAGGAGCAGAAGTTCAACTAAAAATATCTGTTCAATACAATTCTGGTGGTTTTACTGATGTCATTACTGACACAATTAAAGGTAGAAGTGGAGATGCGTACCAAAAAGATTATCGTGTAGCGATTACTGGTTCGTTTCCTGTTGATATTAGAGTTAGCAGAGTTACCGCGGATTCTACAGAGACTAATCTACAGGATACTTTCCAATGGACAAGCCTTGGAGAAATTATTGACGATGCTTCTACCTATCTAAACAGTGCATATAGTTCAATAAGACTAGACTCGATGCAGTTTAGTTCTATTCCAAGACGTAAATTTAGAATTAGAGGAATAAAAGTAAGGATTCCAGGAGCAGGAGCATCTAGTTCTGGTACTCCAAGTGTAGACAGTAATACAGGCAGAATAGTATATCCCACTGGCTATATTTTTAATGGAGTTATGGGTGCTGCTGTATGGACTTCATGCCCTGCAATGATATTACTTGATCTTCTTACAAATGATAGATATGGATTCGGAGCACATATAACAGATAGTTCTTTAGATTTATTTAGTTTTGTAAATGCTAGTAAGTTTGCTAATACTCTTGTTGACGATGGTACTGGAGGACAGGAAGCAAGATTTAGTTGCAACGTAAATATACAAAGTCCTTCAGAAGCTTTTGATCTTATTAATGAGTTGGCTGGTGTAATGAGATGTATGCCAATTTGGTCTGCTGGTTCAGTAACTATTACACAAGATAAGCCAACCGATCCAAGTTATTTATTCAATTTATCTAACGTGGGAGAAGGTGGATTTAGTTACTCAGGAAGCAGTCTTAAAACGAGACACAGTGTTGTATCTGTTTCTTACTACAACATGGATAGCCAGGAAGTAGATTTTGAAGTTGTAGAAGATGCCACAATAAAAGCCAAGATAGGTACTGTAGTTAAACAGGTAAAAGCATTTGCGTGTACATCTCGTGGACAGGCCCGAAGATTGGGTAAGTCAATATTGTTTGCTGAAAATAATGAATCTGAGGTCTGCACTTTTACAACATCCATAGATTCTGGAGTAGTTGTACGACCTGGTGCAGTTATTGAAATACAAGATCCAGTGAGAGCAGGAGTAAGAAGAGGTGGCAGACTGAAAACTGTTACTTCTACGACTGTTGTTACTGTTGATGATACTTCTGCAACAGATTTTGCTGTAGATACAAGCGGAAATCCTGTTGGAGATGCAACCCTAAGTGTACTTTT